GGGTTATAGCCGCGTGAAGCGAACACCATGATAATAACCTTTCGGAGACATCATATGTCAGGAGATAGCATTTACGAACCTATAACATCTAAGCGCGGAGTTTACCATACAGACGTCAGTCATGACGTCTTTAAGGATAAAAACTTTACGAATGTGACTAATAGGGATGGACCAGCGGTCTTATACCGTCGCTCATCATATATTGATAGCGATGGCGTTCGGCCAACTGCGTACAGTGTAATGCGATCTTCCCGTGGGGGAACTACTCTAACCAGCGTTAAGGCCTATAGCGGTTTTTACCTGATCGATGCGGACCGCAATGTCATTGTTGACATTAAGCATACGCTTGGATCCGGTATTTTAACCCCCGGGCCTGCTTGGTTAGAGGATAACCATTTCGGGATCTTTCATCCACAATTCAGTAATGCTCAAGGATTTATGAGCATTCCAGGATTTATGAAGATAAAGGTCCACAATAAGCTGCTTTCAAAAATAGATGACAACAAGATTCCTCTTGGTCATATAGCAGCCGAAATGGTCGAAACGGTTTCTTACGTTTCGAGTCATGTACGTACCTTAGTTGATTTTGGGACCGCAGTTGTCGGTGGGCGCTATAAACGCGCCCTCAGCACACTCGGGATCTCGAAGAAACGGTGGTACAAATTTCATCGCCGGAAGATTTTCCCGGCTACTGGAAGTGTTACAGCACAAGCTGCCGCAAGGTACTTGGAATTCTCATTCGCTATTGTTCCGACTTTGAAGGATCTTCGCAAGATATTTAATCTATACGATAGTCCCCAGTCAGTTCTGAAGAAAGTGAGATTGAAAAGTACCGCGCGAGTGCACGTAGACGATCGCTATGAAGATAACGATCCTCCGTCAGGTTCTAAGAACCTGCGGACTACGCGAGTCAAGTCGCTCAGTGGCTTCCTCTCGGCATCATGCACATATTCTGTGCGTGATCCGGAAGTGATAGCCGCGAAAGCGTTAGGCATTAATAACATACCTGCTTCTGCCTATCAGGCAGTGCCATTTAGTTGGCTAGTAGACTACGTTGTTAATGTAGGCGAGTTTTTGGAGTTAATCACTGCTACTGAAGGTTTGACCTTCAGGCATGGATACACTTCATTACAAGCCCAGACTTCAGCTAAAATAAAACGTTCATCAGAAGCATATGGCACCTTTTACGGGAAAACCACGTGGTCAACAGAATTGACCGAATCGTGGGGATTCCAGAGAGGCTATACACGCGAACTGATGTCTTCGTTCCCTCGACCCATGCTTAGGTTTGTGCTTCCTGAACTTTCTTTAAGAAAGGCCAGTTATGTCGCAGCTCTAGGTATTTCTTTTAAACGCAAAGCAATCTCTGCAGGGATGTACTAATACTTGTACATATCCAGTAAATTGCGTAATTTGGAGGCATTATGCCTGCTATACAACCGATCGTCTTGACCGACGGTACAACTCCAGTAACGTTGGGTCCAATCAGCCATACAGCTGGTCAGACCCTATATCGCGCCAGTGGTGCTGCAATTCGTGCAGCTAATCCGTCTCTAACGTTTAAGTATAAAGAGCAAAATGGTGTTTTACGCCAGAATGTTCGTTTAACTTTTCCCGTTACGTCGGTAGATGGAGTGACAGGTGACACAACGGTGCTTAACAATGCACTGTATGAGTTTTCAACTCGTGTCCCTGGGGAAATGTCCCCGGCTGAACAAGAGCGCGCTGCGCAATTGTTCTTCAGTCTCCTATCCGGAACAGGTGTTACATTACTTACGGAACTTACCACTGGCGAAGGCCAATGGGGTTAAGTAAAGTGGTAACGGCCATTTGTAAATGGCCCTGGAAGCGTATTATTGAACTAGCATTGGCGATATCTAATCGCCGTACTAAGCAGTAGTCGCTTACAGATGGACATCGAAGTAGCACAATCCCTGTGCTATTGTCCATACCTGTTATATTATTTATTTACCAACCAGGGGTTAACCCATGATAAATAAAACCACACGTAGCCAAGCCAATCGGGCAAAGCTGCGGTTTTTAGATGCGATATCTAGGAACAAAGAAGACCTTTCAGCCTCAGTCCTTAAACAAGCAGTGCTCGATTGCAAACCTGACGGTTCGCACGGCGCTACAGCTTATAAATGGGACTACTTAGAACGGGAAATACTTGCGAAATTTTGCGATGATTCCACGGATCCTAAGCTTAGGCAGTCAAAAGCGATCGATAAGATGATGCTCTCTGAAATTAACTGTAAAAAGGTTAACGACGAGGGGTTTCTTCCGTTCGATAACGATCAAGGCATCCTTATGTGTGCCCAGCAATTAATCGCTGGCGTACTTGGGGATGTGACTGAATCGTTCGAGGTAATAGAGGATCACTTCTCTTTTACCGCTGGCGCGACAACTTGTCGTACCAGGCGCTTTGGTGACCCATACTTTAAGTATGACGCCACCAGGTCTTTGGATGTTACTCGTTCCGCGTTACCATACGCTAAATTGCTCGTTCAATCTGTGCCCTTGTGGGACCAGAAACTTGCAACATGCGACGGCAACGTCGTTTTTACTGTACCAAAGGATTGTGATATTGATAGAGCTGCTTGCAAGGAACCCGGATTAAACCAGGTTCTTCAGTCTTGCATTGGCTCGTTTATACGTACTCGCCTCAAAAAGAGGTGCGGAATTGATCTTAACGATCAGTCTCGAAATCGTCGCATGGCCCGTAAGGGTTCACGTAACGGTAGATACGCCACTATTGACTTAAAGTCAGCTAGTGATTCAATTTCACAACGTTGCGTCTTTGAGCTGCTGCCCCATCGGTGGGTTGCCTTTTTGGATGATCTTAGATCACCGCAAGGCAGGTTACCTGATGGCTCTCATGTTATATGGGAGAAGCACAGTACAATGGGTAATGGTTATACCTTTGAGTTGGAATCTTTAATATTTTGGGCGCTCACGCGTGCAACAATATTACAGACTCGTTCGGTCGCCTATTTAAAGACGTCGAAATTTCCAACTACTCACGTGAGTGTTTATGGTGATGACATCATCTGTCCTTCACATTGGTATTCCGTAGTCACAACTACTCTTGTAGCAGTTGGATTTACGGTCAATGAAAAGAAGAGCTTTTCCGTAGGACCCTTTCGAGAGTCCTGTGGAGGCCATTATTATGATGGTCATGACGTCAAACCGTTCTACATACGTAAGCCGGTAGATTCCCCTGACAGACTCATCTGGTTGCTTAATGCCTTGCGGCGTTGGGCGTCAGATGACGATGGCTGGTGTGATCCATCGATTTACCCATTATGGCTGAAGATCCGTCGTAAGTTTGTTCCTGCCGAATTTCTCGGCGGGCGTAACTTATCTTCGATATCCGAAGTTATGAGTCCGGAAGAACCACGTTGGTCTCTTCTTTGGGTTAAACCTCAAAGAAAGATAGACGGGGTCCGTGCCTTACTCAGATGGTTTCAATACAACCCTATAGTCGAGCACCTCGATTCGATCCGTATCAAGTACACTGTTCGTAAAGAACGGTACATTGATCGGAACAATCCGAATGCAGGCCAAGTTGTTGATTTTAACCACATAATGGACATGGGTTCTAGGGAAGTATTGCGTACGAAACGCTACTCCCCTACTCTCGTGGAAATATCCTTATTTCCGCAAGAGACAGTTCCTGAGATCCTTCTCAGTTCGCTACGGGTCAACGATTGAAAAATCGCCAACTGTAGTTCTCCAACATCTGTTGGGCGGGCTCTACTGAATTAGTAGAGACTTATCTTTGGACGCAGCCTTG